TCATCCCAGTTCTGGGTCTTTCAGATTGATGTGAAAATCTGTCAAAAGTTGCTTGTCATTCCACTGTTCCAAGCATGCCAAGCAGCATTCATAGACCAGTCCCTGAAACTCCAAACTGTCACTTCTATGCTCTTCTGTGATTTTGATGCATTCAGCTACTTTATCGGGTGATTGCCAGATTCTCAAAAAAATCTTCTTCAAAATCTCTTGTTCTTCTTTAATATTTCTTTTCATCAAATCTCCTCGTGTACCATTTTTACAACATCTGGGTGGATGTGCTCACATCGTGTAATAACATCTTCCACCTTTTGCGAAAACTGCCACATCGGTTCGCCCGCTTGTCGCTCAAAATGAAAATTAAGTAGCTCAATCGCAATGTCGGCAATGTGTCGTTTTGTATCTTCGTTCATGTCCTTTCTCTTATTTAATAAATTTGCGGTCTTTGTATTCGGCGCTGGCTTCCATAAATGATTGAAGACGGTCAAACGTCCAATCTCTCAGAGTCTCAGTCTTGAAGCTGGCCAGTGTCACTACTCTAACGTCGTCAGCCTCAATGCTCTTCTTTGAAATAATGGTGCGCTTGGATGTGACGATTTTAAAAATGTGGTAGTCCAAAATCGTCTTCCTCTACGCTGTTCACCAGTTCGTTATAGTCCACCCCAGCGGCCTCACATTTCTTCTTAAAATCGGCGCTGCGTTGGCGGGCTGCTTCAATCAGCTTAACTTGTGCATCTTCATATTCGTTGAGCGGGTGTAGTGGGTGTCGTGTCATGTCATGTCTCCTTTGTTCTTGTTGTGCATATATTTATAAAATCGAGAATTTTGCCCCAAAGTTATGGAATGTGTTGATTTATTCTTGAAGTTGACTAAGTAGACGCCAGACATATGAAAAAGGATTCAAAATAATGGCCGATCTGTCCCAGATGAGCATGGACGAACTTCTTCAATATCAAGCTGATATTGCACAGGCGATGGAGGCGAAGAAATCAGAGGAACTGAAATCGGTTCAGGCCGAACTTCTTCTGCTTGATCACAAAGCGCAACAACTGGGAAGTAGCGCGCTTGAACTGTTGGGCGGCAAAGGCGGCAAGTCACAGAAGGTCAAAGCACCCGCACGATATGTGCATAGTGAGAACCCTGAACTTACGTGGTCCGGTCGCGGTCGTCAGCCGGATTGGATCAAGGATCACATCGCAAACGGTGGCGACAAAGATGATTTCTTAATAAAAAAAGACTAACATCCATTCGACCGTGGTGGATGTGGAAAGCCCCTCACTGTGATAGGTGAGGGGCTTTTCTTATCAGTAATTGGCCATAGTCCGGCTCATCTGGTCCACATGCCCCTTAGTCTGTTCGATCAAGTAACAGTCATATGCAGTTCTGTTACTCTGCCAGATCAGATATGCGGATGCTGCGATGATGGCGGGTAGTAGTGCTATCATTTTAGTTTCTCCAAAAGTTCTATCTTAAATGCTTCTTTGGTGCCGTCGCTGATGCCCATGTCAACAGCGTCATCAAAATCGATGCGATAGGCGGCAAATTGTTCTTTAAAAAATTGTTCTGCCTTGTATGCAGCAGGCCGATCTGGGTGGACGGTGTAACGAACAAGCTCAACTGCCGCGCGGTTCTTCGACGCGATGTTCTGTAAGCGATACTGCAACAGACGCGATGAGCCTGCTTTGACCCATTGCTGGCCGTCTGCCATCGTCACTTTCACAATATACGTGCAACTCGCCTCTTCGCGGTTCCTTAGTCCACCAGCCTCACAGTGACGGCAGCGCACTGATGAGCGTGTCAGGTTGCTTGCTCCAAAGGTGCTGACCTCTCCGCACTCCAAACATCTGCAATCGACGTGTGCCTGACTGTTTGGGCCGCTGTTGTCGGTGTAGTGCGTGACATACTCAAACCCACGCTCTAAGGCCGCTGCTGCGTAATAGTCGGCTGTTTTGTTCTTCTTGCAGACCGGGCAGGCTGGCGCGATCCTATAGCGGCCCATGAAGCGCTCAAACTGGTGGCCATGCTCACACTCAAAAGTGTATTTAAATTGTCGGTGCTTAAGGGGATGACCGTTCTTATCAGTGCGGTCATCTCTTGTTTTAATAACGTGGTTGCCCGAAACAATTTTGTGGCCGTTCTTTTCAGCTACTGCTTGGTGTTTCGGTAGTATCTCTTTCAAATCCATTTTTTATTATCCTGTCTTATCTCCTTTCATACATTTATTTATATGGTTTTATTATTGCTGATGTGGTGCAATGGGGAGATAATGCAGAATAATGTTCTTTAATTAATGGGGTTTGGGGGTTTTTTGTTCTTTCTGCTCGGCCCATTGACTGACTTTAAAATTTCTTGGTGTAGAAACCTGCGGGCATGCAAGCCATCTCAATATGAACTCGTGACGTTGTTTCATGTTTTATCTCGAAGTGTTCGTTAGCCATTCTCTCGATATGCGAGTTTAGTAGACTGATGTATGTGGACTTGTTCAGATAACGGCTATAGCGCCAAGCGTTTCGGTGTTTCTTACTCATACGGCTCCACACCTTATCAACAACGTCATACATTTGCTCAAAGCTGTATATAGTTTTGCCGCTCGAATTGATTGCAGTGTGCAAAATGTCAAAATAGTCTTGTTGCGCTCTAATGGCGTCGTTAGGGCTGTAGCCAATGAGATATTCCATCGCCATGTTGGTAATGCGATGCTTAATGTTAACATCATCTTCCATTGCTTGCAGAGAGCGTAGAGCTTGCGCCGCCTTATCACTGATGAAGACGGAAACGGACTTCTCAACTCGCTTAGTGATTGGGTTGTGGATAAAGTGACCGCTGGCGAACTTCGCTTTGATATTAAGGTAGTCAGAGCTAACAGCCTCACTACCTAGAGTGCTGCCAAGGTGAGCGGTTTTGATTTCCATATACTCTTCAAGTGAAAGGACTGTATGAAACGTTTTCCATGCATCAACAGCTTTTTGCTTGTTGGTGGTTCGTAACAACGTCTCTTCTTGGCACTCGTAAAATTTCTCACGTCCATAGTTGGGAAAGAGTAGTCCGGGTGCCATGATGAAAAGGCCAGTCAAAACCTTGCCATCAGTAATTTTTGTATATTTTATGAGTTCATATTCAATCTGTCCGTTAGACATAAAAAAATCCTCGTTAGTGCTGAACTAAGAGGATAAGGAAATTCTGTTATTCTCTTAGTGGTTAATGTTGATCGCTTTCGTTAAGATCATATTTGTTGGTCATGTAAGAAATCTTCTCAGTGTTGGTCTTAAGCGGCGGCGGGGAAACTGGCCGGTCTCCCCACGCCTAAACCAAAAATATTCAACCGAAAGTGCGCTAACACTAAGAGTCTTTCTTCACGGATATTTAGTAACAAACATCACAAAACAGGGGAGCTAACCCTGAATTTTAATATGAATTATTGTGATAATATCCAAGTAGAACATTAGGAATCTTCATAACGCCTACAGGGCAATTTTATCTGATGTTATGTAGTGGTGCAATAGAAAAAAGCTGACGGTATAATTATTTCAATTTAACTGGTTTAATGAAAATAATACGGAAATTTGCGATTTATCTTGTAGTGGAAGCTACGATGATGTATAAATACATTTGTCGAATGGCGCTAAAACGTTAGGCGACAGAAGTGACAAGAGGGCGCTAAAACGTCAGGCTATCACTTCATTAGAGAAAGGGTCGCTTAGTGACCTTCTTATCTCTTGATGCAACCTTGTAGAAGCATAGCTTTTACGAGATTTTTTCTCGTTTCTTATTGTTGCACCTTTGTTACTTTGAAGCTCTGGAATTGATATCCAGTAAACAAGATTGAATTATTATAAAGTAACAAAATAAAATCAACAAATATGCTTTAGCATTCACGAACCAGCCACGGCTGGTGAGGGAATTACATCTAGTCTTGTTGTTACTGATGAGCTTCATGTAATTCTCGCCTAGCTCGCGTAGCTCACTTGGCTCGAATGCTAAAGCGCTTATTTGATCTTTTACTAAAGTGTCAGCTAATTAAAATACTTGTAAGCGAAGCAAACCTGAAGGGTTTTGCATTTGTTAACATTAAAGCTACTAATGAACTTTATGCAGTTTCTATTGTTCCATTGGCCCTAAGTGTGTCTTGTAACAGGATAGACATTATTGAACCCATCAGTGAAGTCACTGGTGGGTATTTTTGTTACTTCACCAGTGACCTCAACTGTTATTAAAACTGACTCACCAGCGATCTAACCAGTGACATCCAACCCTTTACCAAAAAACCTTCATGGGCGTAGTGTTCCGCAATGTATACAATGGCATACAGTTCTGCCGTTTTTCGTCAAAACAACAAAAAAGGGACCAATGAGGCCCCTTTCTATATCACCATGGCAGTTGCCAATGTGGCCCATCTTTGAATGATCGCCAATCTCCACCCCATTCAATTTCTATACCAAGCTGTAGCGCTGCGGTCTTCATAGCTGTTGCTATCGGGTAATATTGGTCCCAGTCCTCAATATTGGGCACACCATCACCATCGAAATCGCCATGGAAAGGGTAGGGTATCAGGTCTACTGCATGGCCTGTTAGATGGCGACTGTTCATTGTAGTGCTTGCACCAGACGCATACAGCCTCTTCTGTCTCTCCAATGACCTCACCCCTTCGACGACTGTGAAGTCTTGGTCGCTGATGGTGATTGCTAGTTCTACTACGCGTTGAAGGTCTGGTGCTACTCCAATGAGATTGTTTCGTGACCTTGTTCCTAATTTATACATGATAAAAATATCCTCTTGTTGTTGTGAGGATATTTATTGGTCCAATTTAGAAAGCTTATTTTTCGACTTTAAGCAAAAACACCCCCATTGGACCCCCTTGAAACGGGCCTCAACACCCCATTTAGGCCCCTCAAATGACCATTGGGAGCACCTATTTTTTCGACCAAGGTAGCTACCAAGGGAAAGTGTCGTTTTTCATGAAAATGAGAGATTTCACTAAATAGCCTCAATAAGCGAGGTTATTTTATGTGGATATATCAAGGAAAGGAATTTACGAGTGCGGACATCCCAGAAGGGGCAGAAGGATTTGTTTACATCATCACTGACAATGAAGGTAAGAAATATATTGGTCAGAAGCGTTTCTTTAGTAAAAGAAAGTTGCCACCACTAAAGGGCAAGACACGCAAACGCACTAAGATAGTTGAGAGTGATTGGCAGAAGTATTTCGGCAGTTCGACCAACGTGGCTGCACGATTAGAACAAGATGGACCCGATGCATTCACCCGAGAGATACTGCACATCTGTTTCAGCAAAGGAGAACTTCACTATATTGAGACAAAAGAGATAATATTGCGTGATGCGCTGCTACGTGACGACTACTACAACGGCATCATTCAATGTCGGATCAATCGTGCACATTTGAAGAATATGGTGGCCTAGCCCTTTTCCTTCTGCATGACTTTCAAGACCTCATCGCGCACCTTGTCGCGCGCGTCTTCCATGGTGCTAACTCGCCCATGAACTGCCGGGTAACACCAAGTTGCCCACGTCCAGGGCGGAAACCCGTTAAACGTATGAAGTTCAAGCATTATTCTACCTACAGACTGACCGTTATAACAAATGATCCAGTCATTTTGCCGGGGTGGCCGGGGTGGCCGGGGTGGCCGGGGTGGCCGGGGTGGCCGGGGTGGCCAATTGACGCCGATCACTGTTTTTCTCATTGTCCACATGTGAGAACACTTAGTGAACATCTGTGGCGTGTCAACGTGTGATAAATATACAACACAAAACCAGCCAAAATCACCGTTTTAAACCTCAAAAACACATGGAAAATCAGGCAAAAATCGCCAAAATGAGCATGTTTTGAGAGCGAAAAATACACAGCCACTCCAAGAAATGGCAAAACAGGGGTCGAAAACGGGTTTTTCGAAAGATGAAGGGGCAAAAAAGTCGTAAAATGTGCAAAAAACGCCCCCAAATTATAAAGTCGTTTTTTACGGAAAAGCACACGGGCATTGTAATTTTTTGCACGTCTGCGAATGGACCATTTTGAGAGTGGTTCGCAACTGGGCTGCTCCTTAGTTTTCTTCCATATACTTCTTCACCACGTCGCTAAAATCCCATTCCTCGATATAGTCAACGCCAGCCGCGTTTTCTTCGGCTGTCTTGCGACTGTGGCAGTTGTTTGAACCGGGACCGTGACACAGCGGTTGCACGTTTTTCATATCGACAAAAAGCGACCAGTCGCCCCTATGGCTGGTAATATGATCAACGTGGCTGGCTGGCGTGATCACACCAGCGGCATAACATGACGCACAGATCGGCATACGGCCTAAGCAAACGTCTCTAATGGCCTTCCACACCTTGCTATTATAAAATTTGTGATGATCGTTGCCTGTCCGCGCGATCTGGTGGACCGTCACGCTCTTACGCAAGCAGCCATCCTCACCGCACTTGAATGCGCGGCAACCGGGAACTCTCGTGCACAACCGCTTAATCTTCCTGTTCTTCATCAGCGCCCACACAGTGCGTCTACACGCGCGAGATAGTTGTCCCACTCAATGATAGACTGTTCCGTATCCTTGCTACTCACAGTTGGTAGGGGAATTGAGCAATATGTATCAGTCGCGTAGCCGTCCTGTCTTGCGCAAGCGCTCAAGAGCAGCATTAGAGTCGGTATTAATATCAGTCTGAATGACACGTTTTGTTGCCTCCTTATCTTTTTCAAAATCTTCAATAGTATCGTCATAATCTTCTTTCATTCGTCCAACCTGATAGGCTGTTAAAAGCGCAAGCATTGCACCAGCAATCCAGATGGCTATTTTCTTTAATCTATTCATCATTTCTTCACCTGCTTGGCGAATGCGTCTAATCCAAACGCAGCACCTGCATTCAACATGACAGGTGTAAGCAACAGTTCAGCCACTTCTTTGAAGTAAACAGCCCAAAATCCGGCGATGAAAAATGTCATGGTAATGACAACCATGAAAGCCGCAAATTCTCTTTTGTAGGTTTTATTACTTTCCATCATTCATCACACTCACTACTCTATAATCTCCCAAAAACCCTTTGCATTCATGAACCGCTTCAATATGCAATTCTTCAATTTCAAAATTCGTAAAAAGTCGCCAAGGGCCTGCAATGTTAAATCCTTCGGGCCTGCTGTGGTAGCTATCACCCGTTTTGTCTAAAAAGTTGAAATTCACTCTGTATCCGAGCGGGTCATTCATTCTCAGGCCAATAAAGTCACAATCTCTGAATTTGTCGAACTTCACGTATGCTTCTTGCACCCCGTCATCTACTTTGTGACCTTCCACTAATTCAATTTGTCCAACGACGGGGAAAAAGGCAGTTTCTAAGTCCGGTTTGGCCCATGAAATAAGTGCAGTTGCGAGAGATGCGGCTAGTAATGACATTTGTAGATTAAAGATTTTCATTTAAAAGCCTCCTTTGAAAACAAAGGTAAGGACGCCGACGATTACAAACGTGATCACGATCCACACCGCCTTTTTTGCGTTTTCTTCAAGCCCGCTGACATCAGTTTGAATATTTTTAATATTAGTTTCATTCACAGCTATTCTTGAACTGTGCTCGTGCACTTTGTCGCGTATTTTTACAATTTCATCTGACACACCTAATTCCTCAATTAATTTCTCTAATTATTTAGGAATATAAACGTGCGTTTTGCCTAAATAATTAAAACAAGACAAGATTAGAGGAATGAAAATGGCGGGCGTAAAAGGAAGGAGCGGAGGCAGTAATCGTAAAAGCGTTGCTGAACATGAGCGCGACGGCACGTTCAGGAATGACAAACACGGTTCATTGTTGGTGAAGCCCGATCATCTGACTTGGTTGGAAATGCCAATTATTCTTGATCACACTCAACCAGTCACCAAAGAAGTTATTTTTAAAACAATATCAGCATACCTCTACAAATATGGCCAATCGGCAGCAGAGGATGAGCTAATGTTATCTCTTCTTGTTGATCAAGTGCAAATCTATCGTGACGCCAAGGAAATATACGAGACAAAAGGCGCAACAGCCACAATAGGCCGAAAATTAGCGTCAACTATCATTTCGGATACAGGCCGAGAAATTAGCCGATACTTGGCTGAGTTCCATCTAACAAAGAACACTCGCGCGCCGATTCCTATTGAAGGTGAGAGCGAGGAAGTAGACCCAGTGGCAGATTTTTTGAAAGGAAATGAGTAATTTTATATTAAACAGAAAAAGCACAGTTGATGATGCGATTGAATACGCGCGAAAGGTAGTCAACGGCGATCTGGTAGCTGCTGAGTATATTAAAAAGCAGGCTGCGAATTTTTTAGAAGATATTGAGAAAAACCAATACAACGAAACATTTAAGTGGAAGTTCTCACGTAGCCGCGCCGAGCATGTGCTTGCCTACTGCCAGTTACTGAACTTCGTGGAGGGGCCACAAGCAGGCACCAACATCATCTTACAGCCATGGCAGGCGTTTATCCTCATCAACTTGTATGGATGGATGAGCAAGGCCGAGCCGGGAAGTTTGCCGGGTAAAGGTCAGTTTCGACTGGATGGTGTAAGACGCTACAATCGTGCGCTCGTTCTGGTCAGCCGTAAAGCGGGCAAGTCCACCCTCCTAGGCGCATTGGCACTATATGAGCTACAGCACGCGCCCGAAGGCAGCCAGATCGTCACAATGGCTACTCAGCGGGAACAGGCCAAGCTTGTTTGGCAGATGTCAGCACGCATGCAGGCGGTATCCGATCCGCGCCTGACCAAAGGCTTTAAGAAGACCACTGGCACCATATCCAATGAAGACAGTTGGAACCGCTACACGCCTCTTAGCAAACAATCTGAGCGCTTGGACGGTCTGAACATTCGCATGGCCATCGCGGATGAAAGCGCAGCAATCAAAGACGACAATCTATTTAACGTTGTGACGTCTTCAATGGGGAACCAGCAATCACCCTTGATAGTGCACATCACAACAGGCCAGCCCGGTGCCGAAAACGGGTTCTTCTATGGGCAGTTGGACTACGCCAAGAAGGTGCTAGACGACATTATCAAAGATGATCGTATCTTTTGCATGGCCTACCAGATCAACGATGGCGACGACTGGCAGGACATCAATAATGTTATCAAAGCACAGCCGAATTTAGACGTTTCTGTCAAAAAAGAGTTCTTTGAAGAAGAGCTTGAGATTGCGAAGTCGATCACTTCAGCAGCAGCGAACTATCGCACGAAATATTTGAATGAATTCATTTCTACTACTGACTCGTGGATAGATATCAATAGCTGGAACAAGAATAGGGGCAAGATTGATAAGACTCTTCCCTGTTACTTGGGTCTCGATCTCGGCGCTACAGATGACCTTGTTGCGGTATCTGCTGCCTATGGGCCAGATAGTAATGGTCGTTTTCACTTTGATAGCACCTGTTTCGTGCCAGAGGCTGCATTTAGGGAAGCACCTAAGCACGTGCGCCCAATCTACTCGGCTGGTGTGGAAAGCGGCAAACTAATCGTTACAGAGGGTCAAGTTCGTGATGATGCGGCCATTCGCGAATATATCCGCAACTTGAGCCAAACTCATGAAATCCGAGAAATTTGCTATGACGATTGGTCAGCTTTGACGTTGGTAAACCAGCTTCAAGAAGACGGCTATGAGATGGTGAACATCCCTCAAAATATGAAGGCGCTTTCACCGATCACCAAAGAAGTAGAAATAAAGGTGAAGAATGGTGAGGTGATCCATGACGGCGATACGTTTTTGGCATGGCAACTCTCCAATTGTGAAGTCTACACCGACCTAAATGAAAACATTAAAGTGCGAAAGGGCAGGGACCGAGCGTGTAAGATTGACGCAATCATTGCATTTTTGATGGCAATGACGCGGGCAAATATTAACAAACCAGTTTTCGAGCCGGGTTTTTACTTTGGCTAAATAGTAGAAAGGAATTTAAAAGAGGAAATAATAAAAAATGGCAGGAAGCTGGTTTAACTGGTTGAGCAAGCCAAAGGAGGATGTAGCTCAACCAACTTACGGAATGTCTGTAAGCGCATATCACTTTAAAAATGTTACACTCGAACCGGAAGCGGCGCTTCGCAACGCCACAGTATTCACATGCGTGCGTATTTTAGCAAAAACGGTTGCGCAGCTTCCATGGTCAGTTGTTGATGCTGAAAAGTCGGGTTTTGTTCCGGTGGATCACGCTATCAACAAGCTGTTGAAGCGCCCAAATAGTGCGATGACCCCGTTCGAATTTAAATTTAAAATTATCCACGATTATTTGGTATACGGTAACGTCTATCTATTAAAAGTATTGACGCCAAGCGACAGGGTCACTGAACTTATTCCGCTTGATCCACCAAAAATAGAGATATCAAAATCACTGAGTGGCGCGAGGACGTTCAAATATGAAGGCGCGCGCACATATTCTGAAAAAGAAATTGTTCATATACGCGATTTCATTGGACTTGATGTAAAAGGTCTTTCCCGTGTCGAAGAATGTGCAGAGCTTATAGTTCAAGCTAATACACTCGATGCGAACCTTACTGAGAGAACTAAGACAGCGGGCCGTCAAAATGGCGTTCTCATTTATGATGGTTCTATGTCGCCTGAGTCAAAAGCTGCAATCTCGGAGGCTTGGAAAGAGCGCTACGGCGGCACCATGGCCGTCTTGGACGGTGGGCCAAAATTTACTGACACCAGCGGCACGAGTCCGGCGGATAGTGACACACAATCACTAATCGAACTTGAAATAAAAAGACTTTGTGGAGTTTTTGATGTCCCAGTCGAATATCTGCAAATTTCGGATGGTAAATTTTCCAACCTATCTCAGAAAAATTCGGAGTTTTATTCCAACACGATATCACCACTGTGTGATGTGGTGGCTGAAAAACTGACACAATCACTTATTTTCGATGACGGCATGGCGATCAAGTTCAATGGCGCTGAAATGAAAAAGGGTGATCTGGCAGCAACAACGAAAATTGCGAATGAATCCTACTCCGCCGGAATCCTCACATTGAACGAGTCACGCAGGCTTGCGGGTTACTCTGCCGTTGATGGTGGTGACAAGTTTGTTGAAGCACCAAAATCACCAGAACCGTCCAGTCACAATGACTATGATGCAGATTCAACAGGCCAGTATGGGCCACGCACCAGTGAGGGATACTCCAATGAGTAAAAAGAAAGAAATTACAAAGAACATATCGGCTCCAAAGATAGCAACTGTGAAGCACCCGGACGGGCACATATACGTAAATCGTAACATTGCAGAGCTTGAAACAGCTTACGGCATGTCAAAAGAAGAATTGATTAAAAAGGGTGGTCCTTCGAGTAAGGCCACCTGATTAATTTCACTAAATAATATCAGAAAGGAAATTTTATGAGGTAATTAAAGTTGAAACTCATCACAAAGGAATTGCCGACATCGGTAGAGGAAGTCACCGATGATGGCGAAGTTGTTGCTTACCTGTCTACTTTTGAAAATAGCGACAAGGTAGGTGACGTGATAGCGCGCGGCGCTTTTGACGACTTTATTATGTCGTTTGACCCGGAAGTTACTAAACTTCCAATGCTTTATGGGCACCAGAACACCAAACTTATCGGTGAGTGGGTAGACCTAAAAGTTGATGACAAGGGACTGGTTGGTCGCGGTGTTATCTACAAAGAAACCACACAAGGCGCTGACGTACACGCATTGCTAAAACGCAAAGCTCTGTCAGCTGTGTCTATTGGTTTCAGGTCAAACGACTACGAAAGTCTTTCAAGTGGTGGTCGCCAGTTCAATAAAGTTGAATTGGTTGAAACAAGCATTGTTCTCAATCCCTGTAACCCTGCTGCCGAAATTCTGTCAGTAAAATCTGATGATGGGTTGATAGCAGTTTCCGATTTGAAGTCTGTTTTGCGCAATGCGGGCCTCAATCGTGCAGAGATTGAAGCGCTTTTCAATGATGGTTGGGTAGGTATTAAACAACTCCGTTCTTCTGAGGAAGTCGAAGAAAAGAGTGAAGATATTTTCAATATCTTCAACGAGTTCAAGTTTTAATTTCACTAAATAAAAGAAAGGATTTTTAAAAAGAGGTAATTTTCCAACATGGATAAAGATCAAGTAAAGGAGATTTTGGAATCTATTAAAGCGTCTGCTGACGAAAAATTCGAAACAAAAGCAGAAGTAGAAACTAAGATTGAAACTAAGGCCGATAAGGCGGAATTGGAAGCAGTAAAGGAAGCGATTGAAGCAGTAACAGCGAAGTTTGACTCCATTCCTGCAATTGTTAACAAAAATGAGGAAAGGAGTTTGGAACTAAAATCTGTAAACGAGGCATTTGTTAAATCGTTTGAAGAAAAGGGCGAGTATAGCGCCGACATTGAGGTAAAGGCGATCACTCAGACCGCGCCAGTCACTGGTTCTGTGAAGCCTGTGCTGGGCCTGTCTGGCGATCTGTTCGCAGCTAACCCAGTTCGCATGCTTGCGCGTAAGATCGACATCACCGGGTCCACTGTGACGCTTCCACGTAAGACTGGCTCTTACAATGCGGCTGTTGCAAACGCGACCAACAAAGGAACTAAGGCAAGTGGCGACAGCGCTGTTGCAGAGGTGGTTATCACTGCCCGCACTGTGAACGCTGCACAGGACGTCACCACAGAGAGCCAAGAAGATATCGTTGGACTGGACCAGTTCTACGCCGAGGATATTCTTGCAGAAATCGCTGCAAAAGAGGCGATGGAACACGTAGTAGCAGTTGAGGCTATCACCAACGGTGTGACTACAGCGGCAAACACTGGCGTGACCTTTGCTGACCTGAACACGCTGATTCATTCTGTTCCGGTTCAGTATCGTCAAAATGGTGTGCTTATGCTCTCCACTGACGCAATGGCTGCTATCCGCGAACTTGATGAAGCTGGAACTGGGTCCAAGCTGATCTTCGACCCGATTGAAGCCGTAGATCGTTTCATGGGCTTCCGTGTGGTCGAGAACGGTTACATGGCTGACATGGCTGCTGGTAACGTGATCGGCGCATTCGGTAACTGGGGCCGTGGTCTAGTTCTTGCTAACCGCAAGACAGCGACTTTGACCCGCTCTAACGTCACTAAGCTTGGGCATATCAGCTACTACGGTGAGATGCGCTCCGGTATCGGTGAAGTAGACACAAACGCTCTACGCAAACTTACCGTCAAAGCTTAATCCAAAATTATTACAACAAAGGGAACCGCTAATTTTGGCGGTTCCTTACTATTATCATTTTGAGGCCCCCATGGATTATAAAATAATAACAAAAAATCCAACAAACATTGTGACTGTGCCGGAATTGAAGGCGCAATTAATGTTGTGGGGTGACAACAGCTATGACGCCGAATTGATAAACATCATCGATGCAGCGGCTAACCTTGTCGAAGATGCTTGTGGCCGATCTCTATCAACTGAATCCGTTCTATATCCATTAGCTTCCTTCAAAGATGTTGAGCTACCTCACGAGTATATCGCTGATCTAACCGTTCATTATTTTGACGTAAGTGGTGATGAGGTTTTAATGGATGCAAGCGGCTATGTGCTAGATGAAACTGGCATGAAGCCAAAGGTTTCTTTTAAAGAACAGCCAACGCTATCGTCAGACCTAAGCTTTCCTATTTCAATAAAATACTCTGCCACACCTAACGTCCCAGCACGCGTAAAACACGCGGTATTGGTTGCTGCGGCTGAACTGTTTGAAGTGCGTGGAGAAACGACTGAGAAGGCGCGTGCAAAAGCTGCGATTACAGTGGATAGGCTAATAGGGTCATACAAGCGGGTGGCTGTATGATCAAAGCAGATTTCTATAAATCCACAATCACGAAAGGCGATTATCAGGAAGATATACTTAGCTGGGCGCATCAATTCAGCACTGGTGTGAAAACCAAAACCGTCACATTCAAGGATAAGTTGGCGGCACAACAGAGTGTCAGTGATGTCTCACTATTAGTATATTGCCGAAAAAATCCCAACACCATGGCCATTCAAAGTAACTGGCAGGTTGAGCTTGCGGGTGATCGGTATGAGGTCAACGGGATAGACGCTAATCCAAGCAATCGCGCTGAAATCATCCTCTATTGTGAGAGGGTGACGCCATGAGCCAGTTCAAGAAAGATATATCAAAGAAATTGGCTGATGCGCTGCCGGGTGTTCGTGTTGTTCCCAGTGTCAATGATGGGCAATATCCAGCGGTGGTGTTTTCATTTAGGAATGGTCAGCGAGAAGCTTTCTATAAAGACAGTTATGGATTGGCAGAAGCGGAGCTAACCGTATCAATCTTTGCAGATAACTACTCGAAGCAAACAGAACTGGCTGAATATATTAAGGCTGATTTTCACGCATTTAATGGAATGGTTGGTCAAACTCGTGTGTTGCGAAGCGAAGTTACTAACAGTTTCGAGACTACGCTTGATGGCGGCAAAATATATCAAGAAATCATCACAATCCGCATTCTTATGTAACTAAATACAAGAAAGGAATAATTAAGAGGTAATTTTTAAATGGCAGGAGTTCAAGGGCGCGTAAATGCAGGTTCGATTACGAAGTTGTATTTCGTCGCAACTAAAATGGAGACAAAGGATCAAGCGACAGTTGCCGCAGCGGCGATTGAAGCAAATGAGGTAATCGATCTGAGAGGCGAGTTGTCGCTTGGGGCGTCCACAAACATCATCGAACTGGATATTTTTGGTGAAGCATTCGCACCCAAAATGGTTGGCGCGGGCAGCTTCGATGACGTGGAGATGACATGCGTGTTCAATAGCGAGAACGCGATTCATGAGGCGATTAGATCCGACAAAGGCCGCGTAGAGCATACATTCATCTATTATTTGGACGATGAAGTGGGCCAAACCTACTACGTTTTTGATGGCTACATCGGTTCCCGTTCAATTCAAATGCCGTATGACGGCGCAATGGATTTGTCATTCACCGTGGTCAGAAGCGGTCCAGAGGTCAAAATCGACGTTGCATAATTTAAACTTAGTGGGGCTGTAGTCGGCCCCACTTATTATTAAGAGAAAGGATATGACGGAAAGAGAAAGGATAGAAGAAATTTTTGAAGGCGATTTTTGGTTTAGCCTTCGCAATCAAAAATATTTTGCATTTCACATCGCCAAGGAACTGCTTGTCGCAGGCGCTGAACCTGACGAGGCCGTGGATTTAGCGATGGAATTTGTGAACACATACTACAATAGCGCTATCAAAAAGGGCGCGTGGAAGCTCTAAATATCAGAGCAGGAACATACAAGATAAGAGGATATTACTAAAATGGCAAAATTAGGATCTATTGTTAGCAGGAAGCCAATCGAAACAGCTTTTAAGGGACTTTACGTCCGTGACCTACCAATGAAGGAGATGACAGAAAAGTTCGGGAATTTAGAAAGCGATCTTCACGACAACCCAGAGGACACAATCACGCGTCTTTTTACTGAACTGTTGTGCGATGAAAATGCTGAGAGCTTTGAGGACTGTCAAACATTCGAAGATATCAACGAGATGTTCAGCATGAGCAATCTAACTGCAATCATGCAAGAAGTCTCAAACGCATTGAATCCAACTGCGGAAAAAAACTAAAAAAGTGCTGGCAGAGGCAGGTAAGGGCGTATCTGCTGGCACAGGGATCACCGATTGAAACAGTAGACGCCCTTACACTAACTGACTTCCAAGATGTGTATACAATGATACAGGCAGGCATGATTGGGCCGTACAAAGATTATTCGATATCATACAATAACTATGCTTCCTTGAACCTCATTCGCGAAACAATGCTTGGCCTGATGTTGGGAAAGAAACACAAACCAAAGCCATTGATTCCGTTTGAAAAAATGTTCCCAACCATCTCTGAGTTTATGCATGGCGGTGCGGAAGCTGACGATGTGATCAGAATGAAGAGACAGGTGCAAATTGCTAAAGAGCGAAGTTCAATGTCCAAGCAGGTGCGAAGTATTTTTGGTTCGGGAACATCCAAAGAAGCTGTATAATTACTAAATAATACTAAGGCCGCTCATATCGGGTGGCCTTTTTTATTGAAGAGAAAGGATATGGCGAGATCAAAAGATATTAAAGTTGAAGGGTTGAAAGAATTGGAAAAGGCTCTGCGTGAGCTTGGCAAAGAGTTCGGCAATCCCAAGTATGCGGTGCAGGCTATGAGACCAGCAGTGAAAGCTGCGATGAAGCCCGTGGAAGAAAAGATTGAAGAAAATACACCAATTGATTCAGGTGGACTAAAGGAGTCTGTAACAACCAAAATTGGAAAGGCTACCAAAAAGATAAAGCAATCCAATCACTTCAATGACAACACAATAATAGTTGGCCGCGCAGGGTATTTTTGGAAGAAAGGTGAAAGCCGATGGAACCAAGCGCTGGCAGTTGAATTTGGTAATGAGAAGACAAGCGCAACGGCCCCATTGCGAAATGCTATGGACGCTGAACATCAAGGAATGCTGAGAAGGTTTAAGGAAAGTCTTGGGCCATCAATTGAGAAGAAAGGAAAGGCACTGAATAAGAAAAGAGGTAAGTAATGGCAACAATTGCATCATTGTCAATCGGTCTGGGTGCAGATAGCGCAAAACTGAAGCGTGATCTGGATAAGGCCGAGAGCCACACAAAGAAATTTGGTAAAAAAGCAGCGCAGAACGTCAACAAGCTGTCAAAATCGTTCAAGGGTCTTGGCGCAGCCATGGCTGGCATCGCTGCGGCAGCGGGTGTTTCAAAGTTACTCGACCAATCTGACAGTCTCTACAAGTCTGCTGACGCTGCGGGCATCAGCTACGAAGCTTACCAGCGCCTGAAGTTTGGTCTCGAACAGTCAGGCGTAAGTTCGGCGGCGTTCCAGAAATCCACCACTAAACTCAACAAAGTGCTGCTTGATGCGTCCCGTGGTTCGAAGACTGCGGGCGATGCGTTGGGCCGCATAGGTCTATCATTCGAACAGTTGAACAAAATGAAGCCAGAGGACCGTTACACGGCGGTTCTGCGTGGCCTTGAAGGTGTGTCAGATGCGGGCCAGCGATCTGCCTTGTCTATGGAACTCCTTGGCAAAGAGTTCGCCAACCGCAACATCAACACAGACGCGCTCATAGAGGCTGGTAAGGGCATAACCGTTTTCAGTGAAGAGACTGGGCAGGCATCTGCGAACATCAACGACGCAATGAATCGCATTAAGACCAGCTTCTCTGCTGTGATTGCCAACGCTCTAATACCACTGATTGACGGGATTAGACCAGCAATCGACGCTGTATCAAACTTCGCGGCAGACAACCCTAAGATGGCTAGTGCTCTATCGGGCATCGCTATTTTGTCTGTGTCAGTCGGTGCGCTCGGCGCTGCTTTCAGCTTACTGTCATGGCCTGTTCTGGCTGTGACTGCTGCTATTGCTGGCGCGGTAGCTATTTTTAAAAATTGGGACTCAATAGTTAAGAGTAGCGATGAATTTCTTAGTGATAAATTCGGCTTCACGCTGACAAGTATTATTGAAAAAATTCAGAATTTGACTGGATGGTTGCGAGACAATCTAACACCTGCCTTCGAAATATTTAAAGATGGCGTTGGAGTCGTCACCGAGAACTTCACGCTTCTATTTGGCGCAATGAAGGATATCTTTGCGCTGGATTGGCAAAATGCTGCTGCGAAAATGCAGACCGCATTCGGAAATGTCATATCATTCTTCGTGCGAAACTTTGGCGATGCTATTGTTAATTTGGTAGAAAACACGAAGGCGCAATTTTCATTTGCGTTTCAGGCAGTCTCTGTAGCCTTCACGAACTTTTTTAAAAGAGCAATCAACAGTGCCCTACAGCCATTGGAGGATTTTATCAACAGGTTAGTAGATACTGCAAATTCAATCAAAGAGTTCTTTGGTGGAACTGGTTCGCTTGGTCATATCACAATTGACGGCTTTGAAACTTTGGACATGCCCCAAAATCCCGGTTGGCAGAACTTCAACCAAACTTTGGGCACCAGCACAGGAACTGGCCTGACCACGGCTATCATGCCACCTGCTAACAATAGCACTGAGACACCACCAGTAACACAACCTGTCACACCGCCAAACAGCGGCAACGGCGAGGGTTTCGGTAACACTGCTTCTGGCTCTGGTGGTTCAGGCGGTTCGGCTAAAAGTGATGCAAAACAGGAAGTTACAGATAGCTTTCTTGATAGTATTAAAAGCAGCCTTTCCCAAGCTCTGAAAACTGGTGATTGGAAGGAGTTTGCAAGCTCAATTTTTGACCAGATCACAGGGCGCATCATTGATAATTTTGCCAATGGTCTCGTTGACGGTCTGGCCGAGGGACTTGGTTTTGGTTCCAAGGACGGTAAAGGCTTCTTCGACGGAATATTTGAAAATTTTGGGAAGAACGTTCAAGGCGAAATGGCTGGTGCGCTCGACGGGTCAAAATTCCAAGGTATCTTTCAAAATTTTGGATCAGGGCTGAAAAATATGTTTGGCGGTCTGTTTGATAGTCTAAAAGGCATGTTCGGCGGTGGCGGAGGACTGGGCGGTCTGTTTGGCGGCATCGGTTCAATATTGGGATTTAGTAATGGTGGTGTTGTGCCACACAAACCCGGATTTTCAAAACTCGGCGTTGATAGCGTGCCTGCAATGCTGCAACCGGGCGAGGTCGTAATTCCGACTGATGAAGTGGACAATGTGCTAAATAGAGGAAGCGGGGCAACAACTAACAATTTCAACATTACAGGTGACATTTCCCGTCAAACGATGAGGGTGTTCTATGAAAATATTCCGCAATTGACGCAGATGATAAACAACCAGAATAGGGAGAATGGTTATCAATAATGACTACATATTACTACAAAGGACAAGAAATACTCACGCCATATAATATTTTCGATAATAGAACTGTTTTTCAAAATCAGTCACTTAACCTGCAACGAACAACCACATTCTTGCCGGGACAGCGATTTGACCTGAACTTTCAAGTGAAGCCAAGCCACGATCCCAGCGCTATCATGCTGGCTCACATTTCGGGCTTCCACTCAGTTGATACGATGATCATGCCACAGGCTCTTGGTATGGAAGAAAAGCGCACATTCAAAGGATCAGCCGTTGCAGCGAGTAATGCGGTGGCTGGTGCTGATGTTGTGTCAATTGTTGCAAGTAATGGCCATGGGGCAGGTAAAATCATTCCCGCTGGCTACTTTGTGACATTCGCAGGCCATCCAAAACTCTACATGATAACAGAGGACGTTGAGCTAAACGACACCACCAACAAAAGTTTGAAAATATACCCGCGTTTAAACTCTGATGTTGTAGCGAGTGAGAACGTAAATTTGGGCGATGATGTTCTTTACACTTACGAGCGCGATATCAAAACCGCGCGTGGTGTGAGTTTTAATAATGGCGTTTTGACAAATCCCGGAACAATTAATTTAGTAGAGAAGATATGATATGAAGGATAACGCAAATATTTTAAAAAATTTCTTAGAGACTGACCAAGAGCTTGGTTACTTCGCACTGGTGAAACTGGATTGGAATGCTGCTCGATATCTGACCAGTTTGCCTCACGCTGTGACATGGAATGGCAATGAGTATGTCAGTGATCCCCTGATTATGCAGTTTGACAGTCCAAGATATACTGAGGTCGTGGACCGAGAAGCGTATACACTCACTATAAATGGCATGGATGAAAGTATTAAAAATGAAATTAACACAGGCATTCTGCACCGCCCAGTGTCAATTTTTTTGGGCTTCACCATAAACGGCGTGCCGCAACTTGGGCTTAATGATCTGCTGCATGTTTACACTGGAACAGTGGCCAATCCAAAATATGTGGTTGATGATGACCAGATGTTGTTTGAGATTGAATGTTCTGCGCCTTTGTCAAATTTGGATGCGGTATCGACACTATATACAACAAAAGATGCCATGCGCCAGATTGATCCTACTGACACTTGTTTTGACAAAATATTGGAAAACAACACACCAAGTTCAGTGGCTTGGGGTAAGGTATAAGCTAAATAATTAAAAGATAGAAAATAAGAAAGGATAAGTAATGTGACATGATTTTAAATTTCATTATTGGTGCGGTTTTGTCAGTCGTATCCACCCTCCACTCAAGAAGAAAGGCAAAGAAACAGCAGGCGCGAATAAACGCCGAGATGGACAAGCAAAAGGGCTTTGACGTCCCTGTTGACGGTGAGGCAATTAACCTTCCGCTGGTTTATGGCTATGCCAAAGTAGGCGGCGTGCGCTCAGTTGTGCACACTGCGGATAATGGTGCTATCGTTGCTCCATTATCTGGTTTTGAAGATCGTGCAGTCAACTTGGGCGTGGGTAATCACGGCGGGTCTAAAAAAGAATATATGGTCGTCCAGCAGGCATTTTGCTACGGCGATATTGACGAATTTTTGGATTTTGAAGTTGATGGCCAGAATTACGACTACCACAAGTTTTCTCACCACATTCGTTTAAGTAAAAACGGTGGCGTAGCCGATCCTACTGCGGTGGCCTTCAATGTGCCTCTTGGTAATACAAACAAATTCACGGGGATGGCGTGGGCATCACAGGTCTACAAGCTCAATCGTGATGACCCTGAATACTCCGGCACTCCGAATTTAACAGCTTATATACGCGGAACACGCGTCCGTGATATCTTTAATGATAATGGCGAATGGAAGTTCAGCAACAACTATACGTTTAGTAACAACCCGGCATTGGTGCTTGCTGATTACCTTACCAGACCTGCTCAAAAGGGTGGCTGTGGACTCGCTGATAACAAAGTTGATTTGGCTGCGTTTGGGCATGCGAAAGGAATTTGTGACACTATTGTTGCCAGTGACGTTGACGTGCGCGGGCGTGTCAATGGCGTGCGACCTGTTCAGGACGGTCAAGTTGAGCCACTACCTTCAAAACGTGATTTGAGACTTTACGAGTGTAACCTTGTAATTGATACAAGTTCACCGCGTAGAGATATTATCGAACAATTGCTTGAGACCATGGCTCAGTCCAAGTTGGTCTACTCAAATGGTATCTACAAGCTCAAATTAGACTACCCCGCAAGTGACATTGAACAAGACAATTTAATTACTGCAACTTATTCCGATAACGACATATTGGGTAAGATCGAAGTTGCTGTGGCTGGTGCAAGCGAAAGATTCAATCGCTGTGAAGTTAAGTTCAAAAATGAGTCAATGGATTATGCTAATGACAGCGTGTCATGGCCTGTTCGTGGTAGTGCTGCCCATGTTCAGTATCTCTCAGAAGATAATGGAAAGCCGAACGAAACCACATACACTTTGTTTGGTGGCACTCATCGCCAAAGCGCACTTGCTAAAGCCGAAGAGATTGTTCGTGAGAGTCGCATTGGTAAAACGATTAAATTCAAAATTGATCGTAAGGCATTGGTGCATGAAATCGGTGATATCTTCAAGCTGAACTCAACGGCGAGCAAGATCACCAACGAATTGTTCAAAATAACGGGAATCCGTATTGATGCAGAGCTTAACGCGACAATCCAAGCCGAAAGATTTGATTGGAACAGCCTAAGTTGGAACGTGGAAGATAGTTACGTCGAGCCTGCGATTGTTATTCCGGGAACAGTCGTTCCTAACGTGTCCGATCTAACGTGGACTGATGGTTCGCGCATTGGTGACAACAAGAACAACGGTTATCTTACATGGACTGCACCAGAGACTACGAGTGTGCGCCGCTACCACATATGGGCAAAACGTCCCTCAGTTGGTGACTGGGTAAAGTTGGCCGAGACCGTTGAAGAATATTTTGACATCCCCGCTGATTTTAACACCGAAGGTCACGATTACCAATTTTTAGTAAGAACTGAGAACAGCCGTGGCTACATCAGCCAAGGTGCGATGGTGCTTGCCGATCAGATGCCAAACTTGGTCCCGGTTCATGGTGTGACCAAAGAAGTTGGCATGAACACGGTGAAGCTGGCGTGGTCTAACGCGGTGCCTCAGTTGGTGGGTGCTTATCGTGTCTACATGGGAACGTCCAACGTGCGCGCCGATGCGATCCTCTATGGAACCACCGCCAGCACTGAGATGGTCATTAGTCCATTGGCTGTTTCTTCATATTATTTCTGGATCGATGCAATCGGCATGGATGGCTCTGTTGCGGCTGGTAACTCTATTGTTGTTTCAGCGCTAGAACTGGGCATCAAATCTGGTGATATCTCAGCAAATACAATTACTTGGGGCCATCTCGCTAACAACGTGCAAGCGGATATGGAAGGCTACGTTTCATCAGCAAACGCGCATGCACAGGCGGCTAACACGAGTGCCCAAGCGGCACAGGTTCATGCCAACAGTGCGAACACTAGCAAGACAACTGCGGAGAACGCGGCTAGCTCTGCCAACAACAGTGCGTCAGCGGCATCTACAAGTGCGTCTCAAGCTAGTATAAGTGCGAATAATTCCGCTCAATCTGCGGCAGCGAGTGCAAACAGTGCGCTAACTGCTAATACACATGCTGGAACTGCTAAGACCTACCGTGATCAAGCTGCTGTATCTGAAAATAATGCAGCGGGTAGTGCGACTGCGGCTGCTACATCTGCGGGTGTCGCTGTGGATGCACAGAATAGCGCTATTGCTCTGTCCAGAAATCCAAATTTCCAATTCGGTAAAGAGGGTTGGAAAGCATATAACACCGCCAGCATTCCGTTGTGGGACACGGTGACTGTTGTGCCGGGTGTAACTGGTGGCAAGGCGCTTAAATTCAGCGGAAGCAACCTGTGGTTCATGTCTGACAACATGATCCCAGTGGACACTAACCGAACATACAAAATGACCATCAGAGTCAAAGCGGAGGGCGGGCTTACTCGCATATATGCGGGTGCGATTACCTATGATGCCAACGGTGATCTGATCACAGGCGGAGCAGGTAGTCACCGCTATTTCTGTGCAAACAGTCGCCATATTTACGCAGTCGATGGCTGGGTAACTGTCAGCGGCACGATCACAGGCGAAGGCAACAATCACGGAGATTTTAGGCCGGGAACGTCGCTAATCCGCCCAGTTGTCATTCTTCAATATAACGACAGCACCGCCACAGCGGCTTATATCGATGAAGTGACCTTTGAGGATATTGAGGAAAGCACAAACGCAGCGGGCCATGCGTCAGCCGCGTCTACCAGTGCATCAAGTGCAGCAGCGTCTGCCAATAGTGCGGGTCAATCTGCGGCATCTGCAAATAGTTCAAAAAACAGTGCTGAAACAGCGCGTAGCCAAGCGCTCACTTATCGTAATGAAGCGGCTACTAGTTCCACTCTCGCGGCTGAACATAGCCGCCTAAACATGGTGGGGCGTAGCACATTTGCGCCGGGTGAATTCGCGCCATGGGAGGACAAATATTCTGTTGTATCTGTATCCGGTCATCCTAATGGGCAGACACACGCATTGCGCCAGACTGATAGAGACCTCTACACTGTTGCGTCAATAGTTGAGCAAATCAACAACAGAGTTTTCAGAATTAGTGGTGTTGTAGATAACTCAAACAGCCCATTTGAGGCGCGCGCGGGCATAAGAATTATTAAATCAGACGGCAACTATCATTGGCCAACTGTTCATATTGCTAGTGCCAATGAGGGGGTGAAGCGTTTTGATGTTACTTTGACCATATCCAATAATGATTACGTTGATAATCAGTCATTCAGATTCTTCTTGCAAAGTAATGGACCAAGTGGAAGCGCGAACGGCCATAGAATTGATTGGTCTGAGGTCAGATATGAAGATGTCACTGAGAGTGACAAAGCTGCACAAAGTGCGTCTGCGGCTGCAATCGTTGAAGGTGTGGTGACTAAAACGCTCGGAAGTGAAAACTTTTCAAACCCAGTTTTCCGCACTTGGAAGACTTCTCCAAACATGCCCCACGGCTTTGGTGATGTTCAAATTAATGCGGGCAACCGTTATTTCTCGCGAGTTCCGGGCAAATATTATGATGCTGTGCAGTTTACTGTATTGGACATGAACGGCGGCAGCGTTAATCGTCCATTCTGTCGAATAGATTCAAAATATCACAATGAGCTTGAATTACCATCTGCGAACAAATTGGATGCAGTGCGTGTCACGCTGGAAGTCGAGAAGATTTCCGGTGATTGGGGCGGTGCATGTAGTCGTGTAAGTTGGATAAGAGCAGATGACGGCGGCACAAATGCACATCAATACTATTATTTTGATGATAATCTATCAGATGAAAATGGTGTAATTCAGACCGTTGAATTTGAGATGACCAAGCCCGACGGCTTTAATCCCGGCACCAATCCGAATGGCTCATATCTGGCGCTCTATTTTTTCGGCACAAGCGAATATGGCGGGCGTGTCAATCAAAACGTAAAGTGGAAGTTGCACCGCTGTTCAATACGCCAACTGACCAAAGGGGCTAGCACTCAGATCAGCCAAAAAGCAGTGAGTGATTTGGAAGGCAACCAGAGCGCAGCAATAGTAATGCGTGCCAGCACAAGTAACAGTGCGCTATTGGAACTGACATCTTTAAACGATGCGGAAAGTGGTGGATCGGTAACAGCGGCTCGTATTGCGGCGGAAAGTATTCTTCTGGATGGGTCAGTTACTGCAAATAAAATGTCGATTGATGGTCAATTGTCGCTCGGCAGAGACGCCGGATTCCGCATCAACAAAACATCTGCGAGTGATTTCAGCGAGTCAGGCGTTTATATGGGTAAGGATGGTAGCAACACCGGGTTTGGTTTCTTTGCTGGTCGTAAAGATGCGGGTATTGAAAGCTATATCCGAATTGTCGAAGACTCATTCAAAATTAGGAATGCAAGTTTCGAGATTTCAACAGAGTTAGGTAGTTCTAGTTCATATTCCTCAAACGGGGTTTATAATTTGCCCGCTGGAACCACACACATCCAAGCTCTCGAAATGTTGGGTGGCGGCGGTGGGGGCGGATCAGGCGCATCCGCCAGCCAAAGTGGTATCACTGGTCAAACAGGTGCTGCGACAACAGTTGAGCTACTAGATTCAAATAATGTTGTTCTGCAAACTTGGACAAGTGGCTCAGGCGTAGGCGGGGCAGGCGGCTATCGCTCCGGCTTTGGCGACCCCAACGGGCAATCAACCGCTAGCTGGCGATACTCCGCGAAATCGCCATATGGCAACGGTGGTACAGGTGGTCGCGGTGTTGAGGGTCGTGAAAGTGGCGAGGCTGGTCGTGCTAGCCCAGTAACCACGATCAACAACTATGCAGTTGGTGCAGGTGTCAAAATCCGCGTTACCATTGGTGCAGGTGGTGCTGGTGCATATGACACATCAGACGTGAAGCGAGGTAATCCCGGCGCACCCGGTATTGTCGTTGTGACCACCGAAGGCGCAGGCGTTCTAACTGCTGGCGTATTGTCACAATCACCAGCCGTGTCTGGGACCATGAGCGTCAACCAAGGCGACAACCAAAACTTCACGCGCTTCCCAGATTTGGGACCGGGGCTGTGGGCTGTTCAGGGCAGATTCTGGAAAATTGTTGATGGGCACTCGCTACATGAAGACGTCCACACATTTGCTGCCAAAACGCGACCGGGCGTTACGTTCAACGGCACCGGAAACCACTCCGTCGCCTATTATTTTTGGCCAATGAAGTAAGAGGATAATACATTGAAACAAATATTATTTTACGATCCCGAAACGGGAAGAGGCATTAGCACAGCGAAGGGGCAGGCGGCATACCTGCCTGCTTCCACACCGGAAAACCCACACATTGAAACCACGGAGATTATTGAAAACCCGGTTGACTGGATTGTGGCCAACGGCGTGGTGTCACGTGCTGTAGTTGTCACCAAGCAAATGGTCGATGCAGAGCGAGATAGGCGGATTGCAGCGGGGTTCATGTTCAACGGCAAGATGATCGATTTTGACCAAGTGAGCAAAGAGAACATCACCGGGGCTGGCGCGATGGCTGGCACTGCATTGGCCATGGGCGCTGTGGCTGGCGATCTGTACTGGCATGGGGGCGCAGAGCCGTTTTCGTGGATCACGGCGGATAACACCAAGCTCGAACTGGATGCAGCCAGCATGTTCAGTATGAGCCAAGCCGCTGCACGGCATGTGACAGCGGGGTTCATGACAGGGCGTGCATTGAAAGATTTTACCACAATACCAGCTTCTTATGCTGACGACGATTGGTGGCCGTGAAAGAATCATTTAAAAACGATTAAGATATGGTAATATTCAGATGTTACCGAGTGACATTGTTAAAATATTTTGCCCAAGCCCAAAGCCCCCGCCGTCCCAGCGGGGGCTTCTTTTTTGTGAGTGGCAGCTTTGTGAGTGGTAT